GATGAAGATACAGAGGATGAAGATACTAAGGAGAAAGAGGAGGAAGAAAAAGAAGATACTGAGGAGGAAGAGGAGGAGGAAAAAGAAGACACTGAGGAGGAAGAGGATACTGAGGAGGAAGAGGAGGAAGAAGATACTGAGGAGGAAGAAGATACTAAGGAAGATACTGAGGAAGAAGAAGATACCGATGATGAGGAAGAAAAGAAAAAACAAAAAGGTGGGAGTAATATATTTAAAAAAGTGAAAGATTCATTGCATATGAAAAATGATAAATATATAACAACTCAAAATTTTAATGAACAATATAAAGGGTGGGGATTATTTCAATTTGTATAAAAAAAATAATAATTTATAAAGTATATGGATAATGAAATTGAAAATAAAACAACTAATGAAATGGAAATTAAGGGATTATTTTTATTAATATTAGCTATTTGTGGTAATTTTATAGCTGAAACACTTGGTTGTAAAACTCAAAAATTATTATTAGAAAATATGTATGTAAAACATTCAATTAGTTTATTTATTTTATTTTTTTCAATAACTTTATTTGATGATGGGATAGTAAAAAATCCGTATGATATATTTAAAAAAGCATTAACAATTTATATTCTATTTATATTATTTTCAAGAATGAATTTACAATTTACTATAATAGTATTTTTCTTACTAGCACTTAATTACATAATTCATTTATATATTGATTATTACAGAAGTTTAAATAATCAAAATAATATAGAAAAAGCAGAAAAATTAAATAAAATTAAAAAATATATTTATGTAATAATTATTATATTAATATTAGTTGGATTTGTTTTATATTTTAGAAAACAATATAAAGATCATTATAAAAATTGGTCTACTACTAAATTTATATTTGGTGTTAGAAAGTGTAATTCTTTATCATTGACATAATTTAAATAAAATTTAAAAATAAATCCAATTAATATTAATATGAAAAAATCAAATAATTCACAAAATAAAGGTAATATTTCTAAAAAGAAAAATAAAAAAAAATGTTCTCATTGTTTTAAAAAATTAAAATTATTAGATGAATTTAAATGTGTTTGTGAAAATATATATTGTTTAAAATGTAGATATCCACACGTCCATAATTGTCAATTTAAAAAAAATAGTAAAAAAAAAATAGAAGAAAATAATCCAAAAATAGAACCAATGAAAATAGATAAAATTTAAAAACCAGTTATACAGGGAAATAATGCAACTATTTTAGTTTTTTGTTTTAGTATTTTTTGTTTATTTTTCCAAGATTGTTCTCTATATTTTTTATCTAATTTTTTAAATTCTTTTATTTCTTCTTTTTTATAAAATTCTTTTTTTTCTTTATTAAATAATTTAGATTCTTCTTCTATTTTCTTTAATTTTTCTAACTCTTTTATTAATTTTTTTGGTGTATCTTTTTTTTTACTTTGATTTTTAATAATTTTAAATCTATCAATTACATAATCTCTATTATACCAAGATAAATATTCATATTTATTATTATCATCATCATCTAAATTACACAACGGACATCTACCATTACTTGTTTCTGTTCTAAACCAATCTATTATACAATTTGTATGAAAAGTATGATTACAATGTAAAGTATATGTATTCGTTTTATCTTTATCTATTTTTTCTAAACAAATACAACATTTATTTTCAATAGAAAATTCATCCATTATTAATTACTTTTTTTAAAGAACTTATTTTTAAACTAATTTGCGTATTTATTTAAATATTAATTAACTAAATAATTAGTATTTATTTAAATATTAAATACATAAATTATTTATAATAAAAAAATATGTGTGGAATATATTTTTATTTGACTTATGATTTTCCAAATTATGAAGTATTATTAAAAAGAGGTAATAAATGTTCTCATAGAGGACCTGATAATTCAAAAAATATAATTATTAAAAAAGATAATGCGAATATATTATTATTATTTCACAGATTATCCATTAATGGATTAAATGAAGAAAGTAATCAGCCATTCCAATTTGAAAAATATACAAATATTACAGTTATGTGTAATGGAGAAATATATAATTATAAACAATTAGCTGAAAAATATAATATTGAATTAATATCAGATAGTGATTGTGAAATTATTATTCACTTATATAACCTTTTACCTATTCAAGAATTTATTAATGAATTAGATGGAGTTTTCTCTTTTGTTATTTATGATGGTAATAATGATATCGTAGTAATTGGTCATGATCCGATGGGTGTTCGTTCATTATATTATTCTCAAAAAGATAATTATTTTAGTATTTCATCTGAAATGAAATGTTTAGATTCTGTACACGAAAATAATGTTACATTTTTCCCTCCTGGTAGTTATGGAATTTATAATATTAAAGATAAAAACTTAAGAATTACACCATATTATAAATTTAATTATAATATTATTCAAGAAGATACATCACAAATTATTAAAAATATTAAAGATAAATTAGAAAAAGCTGTTATAAAGAGATTATTATCTGATAGACCGATTGGTTGTTTATTATCAGGTGGATTAGATAGTAGTATAATTGCTTCTATATTAAAAAAACATAATCCAAATATTAAAACTTTTTCAATTGGATTAAAAGATTCTCCTGATGTAATCGCAAGTCAAAAAGTAGCAGATTATCTTAAAACAGATCATACAAATGTTATTATTTCAGAAGAAGAAATGTTAAATGCTATTGAAGACACTATTTACCAAATTGAATCATCTGATATAACAACTATTCGAGCATCCGTTCCTATGTATTTATTAAGTAAATACATAGCAGAAAATACAGATATTAAAGTTATTTTTAGTGGAGAAGGAAGTGATGAAGCATCTGGTTCTTATTTATATTTTCATAATGCACCTACTCCAACAGATTTCCAAAATGAATGCATTCGTTTATTAAAAGATGTTCATATGTTTGATGTACTTAGAGGAGATAAAACAACAGCTGGCAATGGTTTAGAAATTAGAGTTCCTTTTTTTGATAAAGAATTTATAAATTATTATATGTCTATTGATCCTAAAAAAAAATGTATTACTAATGGAGTTGAAAAATATTTATTAAGAAGATCATTTGAAAATGATTTACCTAAAGAAATTGTATGGAGAAGAAAAGATGGATTTTCAGATGGTGTTTCCAAATTAGATAAACCTTGGTATGAAATTATTGAGGAATATGCACAATCTAAATATAAATTATCTGAATCTAATATGTATAAAATGTTATATACAAAACATTATCATTCCAATAATATACCATATACTTGGATGCCGAAATGGTCTGGTGAATTAACAAATCCATCCGGAAGACTTATTATTGATTAATTTTTTGAATTTTTTTAATAGCATTTTGTACTTTATTTTCTCCTATACTACAATCATTTACTAAATAATTAATTAATTTTGATATATTTATATGAGATGTAAATAATGGAATTTCATCTGTATTATCGTATCTTCCTCTATATAATTTAAATATTTCTATTGATTTTTTATATCTTTCTAAATAATTTTCAGGTATTTTATAAGTTGTATTTTGATCTAAAAATTCTTCTATATTTTTATAATCTTTTATGATTTTTAATGCTTTTACTATTCCTATTTTAGGTATATTTTCACAATAATCACAACCACATAATACACATAATTCAATAAATTTATCTTGAGATATATCTAATGATGATATTATTTTATCTAATGATAATTCACTTATTATATCTTTACCTTTAATACTTTTATCTAAATTATTTCTAATCATCTTTGGACATCCATATACTAAAGCATCCATATCTTCTGTTACTACATAATCAACATATCCAATTCTACATAATTCACTCGCAATCGCTTCAGCTTCTCCTTCTTCATCTTGAATATATTTAATTCCCATTAAATTTAATAAAGTTTTTATATCTTCTATATGTTTTCTAGTCATTCTTGTTGATAGTTTTTCATATTTAAGTATATCTTTTTCTTCACTTGATGTTCTTAATTTTTCTTTAGCTATTTCTGCTTTTTTATTTCTTTCTTTAATTAATTTTAATTTATCTTCGGGTGGTTTTCCATCAAATACATAAATTGGTTCTATTCCTAATGATAAATAATTTATTGTTTTATAAAATATACCAGAAATATGTGATGTTACTTCTCCATTATTATTTGTTAATAATTTATTATTATTTCTTACATTCATTAGATATTGATAAATAAATATACTTACATCTATCGCTACCTTTTTACCACTTAATTGATATAATTTTTTAGTTTGAATACTATCATTAGAATTTTCTTTAATTAATTTGGTTAATGATTTAATGCCCATTATTATAGTATAATATTATTAATTATCTTTAATATATTTTATAAATATATTTTCAAATTAGTTTAATTAGATTTATTACTTTATATAGTAATAATAATAATGTCTACAATGTCTGTTATTTTAGAAAAATCTTTAATAAAATTAAAAAATGAAATTAATAATCCAGATAATTCTGAATTAATTGATTCTATAATAGAACCTATTATCCATAAAGTTATGTACAAAATATATCCATATGTATTAATATTTACAATTGGATTTGTATTTTTATTTATACTTATGTTTTTCTTAATATTAAGAAATATTAATAAATAAAAAAATATATATATTTATAAAATGATTATTAAAATATTAAGTATTATCTTTATTTTAATTAATATATTCCGATTATTTAGTTTTATATACCAATTTTTTATTGTATATTTAATAGATAAATCAAAATGGACAAATAAACAGGAATTTATAGATAATGTAGAAAATGAACAATCTTCAGCTTCAAATGTTATGAGAGATTATACTCGTTTAAGATGTTTTCATAAAAAAAATTGTTGTTTTAGTGTATTTATAATACAAATAATATTTACAATATTTTCTTTATTTTATTTATATTATACATTTAAACAAAATAGTATTAAAAAATTAGGCATATTTTTTGGAATATTAATTACACTTTTTGTAATTAATTTAGGTATTTACATTTATTTTGATTTACCATCAACTCGTGATGAATTAATGTGTCCTATGCCTGATTCATATAAAGAAATAATTAATAAAAAATATAATTTAATTTAATTAGAATAAGCTAAACCACCCATACCACTCATAATTCTTAATACATTGTAATTAACAGCATAAATATTACCAGCAGTAGGTGCTACATCAAATTCTAATATTGCTGTATCTATTCTTGAAAAGTTACAAGTTCCACTAGGTTGATGATCTTCAGGTTTTAAAGCAAATGAATAAACATTTATATTTCTATCTAATTTTGAAGCTGTAGAAGTATTAGTATCTTTTACATTTCCTATGAAATCTACTAATTCTGAGTGTCCTTCTTTTCTTATTTGTACTATATCTAAAAATGTATGATGTATATGTGGTTTACTATCATTTAAATTCCCCTGGGTTATTTGCATGACTGAATTAAGTATAGTGCGCTTCTCCGAGTCATCTCTTTGGATTTCATAACCAAAACTTGTAAAAAATTCGGTGTCATTGGGGATAGACTCACCCGGACCCGGGTTGAAATATTGCTCTAATCCAAAATCACCATGGTCACCCGACTCCAGCCCTGGACCCGGATTGGCGTCGTGATCTGGATTGCTGAATACATTTAAAAAGGGGATTCCTAATTGAATTTCAAACATTTTTATGGTACTTGCCCCAATATTTTCAATTCTTTTATCAAATTTAACTGCTATCATTTTATCATAATTAGGCTCAGCCGGACTACTTCCATTAAACCCGTTTCCAAGTCCTGTCGCGGCGTTATTTAAGCCGGTCTCCACTTGAATACATTTTACTTTAACTTTATAAACAAATGTTTGAGTCTTTTGATTTGATTTACCTTTTCCATCACGAGTAAAATTATTTACAAATACATTACTATGTCTTAAAAAGTCTATTTGATTTTGTGAACTAAAAGCAGCCAGGCGATTCGCCTGTCCACTACCACCATCATCGATATGAGAAGCAATAGTATTACGATTACTTTCTATTAAACACGGTGGATACCAATTATATAAGCGGTCTGATCTCGAGTTGACGGACAGTCGTCCGTGATCATCGTCTGATTGAATTCTTGATAACCAGGTTGAGTTATATTTATCAATTTCATTATGCAATTTTTTTACTAACGGCTTTTTATTATTACTGTTATTACTTGATGGGGGAATATATTTTTCACTACCAGTAACTATTGTAATAGTATATGATTCGCCAGCTTCAAATACTGTTCCAAAAACTTTTGGAAATATATATTGAACGGCTTGACCAATTGGATATTCCACTAAATTATCACCGGCTGTTACATCCTCTGCTGCACCGCCCGATTCGTTTAAAGAAACCATAGTAAAATTATGAGGGTTAAGAAGCTTTCCATTTGTAGTACTAAATACATCAGATGGTCTAACTAAATTAATTGGGGTTGTATGTAGACAAACACCTGATCCATCCTCGGGGCCGTCTACTTTACTGTTTTGTACATAACCATTTGAAAGTCCTCCTCCAAGTGACCATGCTATAGGTCCCTGAATTCTCATATCTAAAAATGATGTAGCACTGTCTATATATCCACTTCGTATTACTCCTGGAAGGCCCGTTTCCGGGTCAATAGTATTAGATATGTTGTTTGTAGGGTTCCTCAAAGAATATGCATCTAAATTATTGATTCCATATGGATTGTTTTCAATTCCAAAATAAATACCATTATTAACATCAATTGTGCGGGAACCATCCCCGTTATTTAAGTGCACGCCGACTGGTATCCCCCCGGTTGAGGGACGTGGTCCAAATTGTCGCGTTTGTAGGCTAGAGAGCGCTGCCATCCCCGCATTTCGGTCCATATTAAATATTGAAAATTGTTGTAAATCATTGTCAGGGGCGTCGAAGTCGATGTCGTCTCGATGTTCATTTATCGGTAGTATTATATCAGGATCTGGAAATAATATAGTTGCTGGTCCGGGGGCACCATGGTGCTTTAATTGAGCGTGTAATGGTAAGTTAATTCTTGGAATTGATGTATGATAATCAAATGGTTGTCTTAATTGAAAATATTCTTTTTCTTGTTTT